AAATTCTTCGTCCACCACATATACAAAACTGTAATAGTAAAAGTTTTTGTCTTTGCTTTGATAAACGTCTATGGGATTTAGTTTTTGAAGTTCTGGAACAATGCCTATTTCTTCTGATATTTCTCTGATGATACATTCATAGGGTGTTTCTCCCTTTTCAATTATGCCTCCCCAGAATCCCCAGGTGTGATTAAATCGTTTTGTTCCTTCTCTGAGTTGTAATAAACATCTGCCTGTGTCTTTGGCAAGAAATACAACTCCTGCCGCTGTAGTATTCATTAAAGTGTAAGTCTCCAAAATGATGGATTGTATTCTCCTTCGTAACTACTTATCCATGCATTCCCAGTCCATTTAAATTGTTTTGATGTAAAACTATTGGTTACAAATTGTTCTGTACTTATATTGCTAGAATCAAACACCACAGTCCATGCTGATCCGTTGTATTCTATAATATCATTTTCACTAGCATCGACATTCCAATTAGGATAGCCTGACTCTGTAATTGTTTCGGTTATTAAATATCTTTGACCGGTTGTTGCCGCGTCTAAAGTACCATCACCTGGATAATTAGATCTAGGATCTATAATTTTGTTTACATCATTTAGACTATCAGTCGGTAAAGTATCTGTATCTAAGTTAAAAATTAATGTTGAAGGTGATGTAGGATGTGCTGTTACACTACCAATTAGTAAGCCTAATTGATTATCACTATCATTAGAAATATTTAATTTTAATAAACTTGTAGCAGATAATTCTCCTTGTTGATCTATAATATTACTCCATGCAATAGGTTGATCGTTTTCGTCTATTAAAATTGCACTGTTACCTACAACTTGAACTTTATAATCACCTGGCGTAACAACAATTTCAAATGTGTCAGGTATGCCGCCAAAAAAGTCTGCATAATCTTCACTATATCCTAAATCTGCTATACTACTTGTTGAATGTACATCAGCAATAATTTGTTGAATAATTGCTTGACGTTTTACTTTTGCCGGAGGTGAAATCCAAATCGGCGAATTAAATGTTAATGTTGAAATATCCAAACTTTCATCAACACCTGCAGGGATACTTCTACTACTCCAAGATATATCGCTTAATTCAACTTCAAACACACTGGTCCAATCTAACGGATTATCATTGCTTTGTAACTGAATACTAGGATTAAATAAAACAAATATTTGTTCTAATATTTGTAACTTTGTATCTGTGTTCGTTGACCAAATATCTACTTGCACTGTTAGATTATAAGGAACAGGCATATATCTTTGAGTAGTATATAAATTGCCTTGTGAACTACTGTATGAATTTGTGTCAGCATCGTATTCTCTTTCAGCGACCTGAGTAGTATCAACTAAAAATGGTTCATGTGTTCTATCTCTAGCAGGTTGTATACTCTGTATACTAACACTGATAAACGGAGCACTGTTTACAATATTTTCAGAATTTTTTCTTAAAATAGTTGCTACCATTCTACTAGCATCACCATAACGTGCCGGCACACGATTATACTTAACTCCGTTTTTAGTAAATTCACGAACTTTGAAATTTGAAAAAACTCTTACAAGTTGAATCAAATATCTTTTTATTTGTTCGTCATACCAATAATCTAAATTCTTGCCTGCCATTAGTTGTCCGTTTTAGGTTTTACTACTTTACTTAAATTTACTTTTTCTGGTTCTGCAGTTCCGTCTGTAGTTGAAGTAATATTATCATTGTTTATAAAAGTAGTTAATATTTTATTAGCCGCAGACCATACACCTCTTAAATCGGTGCTTACATTTAACCAACGTGTACCGGATTTTTTAAATAATCTATTAGGCGAAAAATCAGTACGTAAAAAATAATCGCCCTCACTAACATTACTAGTAGGAAAAGTGCTACCGCTTCCCACAATGCTTAAACCATTTACCGGTAAGCCGTCAGCACCACCAAAGTCTAAACTTGGAGCAGGTTTATCGGGCACCGTATCATCAAAATATAAATGTGTTGTATTTCTATATTGCGGATCATAAGGTACATCTTTTTCTGCTTGTTCTAAAATTGCATCATTAATTTTAATATCATTAGCATACATGCTGATGAGATTTCTTAGATCACCTTCTTCCTCACCAGTTCCAAGTATATCTCTGTATTCTTGAGAATCTGTAATTGGTCCTAATTTGACACGCCATAAGTGAGGCCACCAACGGGGATCATAACCTTCTGCTGGTCTGCTACCATCTGTAACTACATAAAATCTGTTTATTGCTTCATCGCTACCAAGTAACAAGTCATCTCTTAAATGAGGTAACTCTAATACATCACCCGGCATAAGTTTACGTCCTATTGCTTCAACCATGCTCTCAATATGAAAATTCATAAACACTTGATCATTTGCCAAGAACATGCCAAATTGTGTTAAATCATAAGCATCGTTATCGCCTAGGTTATATTGGCCACGTAATTCATAAATATCTGAATCGTATTTTCTATCTCTGTTTTCTAAAAATAATAAATCTTGAATAAAGACTTCGTTATTATCTGTAGAACTTGCAGAAGGTCTTGTTGGATCATTACCATCTTCTGCTTGGTTTATTCCTATATATTTGTGTATGTGTACACCAGTGCCACCCGCAAAGATATGTTCTCCAACTATTCTATCAATAAAGTTGAAGTCATTGGTTTTGACTGGGTTCCATAAACTTAATCTTGGCATAATGTACTATTTATCAGAAATCAATCTGGATTCATTTGACCAACGCCCATATGTTGATCCGGATGAGAGATTATTTGATCTCTATTTTTACAATGCTGAACACAAGTTACACAATATCCAACTTCATCATCTAATTTACCTGACATTGCATCAGGCATAGTTTTTCTAAAAACTTTATGATCAAGTACATCATAAATTGAATTTGTTTCCGTTACTATTAATTCTTTTTCGTATGGACCATACATCTTAACTAATTGTTCATCACCCATAATGTATTTTGAAGCAGTAAAACAACATGGCATTATCATTCCATTAGAATCTATAAATATTTCATGTCTTATATCGTTGTTAACCATACAATCTATTTTTACTTCAGAATTTTTTAAATGAGTCCATTGTTTTGTATCATAAAACCCAGGAGTCCAACTTTTTAAACTATATTCTGGATTATGATCGTGATTGAGATCTTCTTCTGGTATTCCGTATGGTTTTATTGTGTATTCTAAGTAACTGTCTGTTTTATTTTCTATATCATCAACTTTTTTATAAACTGGCATAGATTTAAATTTGCTTTTATATCCATCTTCGCTGTTGATTGACTCAAATCCAAAAGGCTCTCTGACATATAATTCAATTTGATATCTAGCACAAAAATTTTCTACTATTTCTACATCTTTTTCATTGTGAGCAAAATGACTAAATTCCCATTTAGATTGAGCACCAGTTTTGATGTAAGTCATTAAATTTTCATATAGTTTGTCCCATTTTACATTACGTCGATAAATTTCGTTAGTCTCTCCCCAGCCATCTATACTCCATACAACTCTTGCTCTACCTCTTGTAGATCTAAATCTTTCTCCTACACGTTGCCAAAATTTAGTATTTCTTGCACCGCCGTTAGTTCTAATATCTATTTCTGTTTCAGGATTACAATCAAGTATATAATCCAAAATTTCAAAAAGTTCTTGTGCTGATGCAGGATCACCTTTTGTTCCGCAAAAATTCCATTTTCTAATTTTGGAAATAAAATCTTTGCCTAATAAATGAAAGTATTTTAACCCTAGTTCTTGATTCTTTACATACGGCATTACTTGCCCACCACCATGTGATCTAGGACAAGCAGGACATTCTGCATTACAACGATCAGTTACTTCTATGTGAATTTGATTTATGTGTTTGTAATACATGCTATTATTTATCGTAAAAAAATTATATGCGTATTTAACTCCGATAAATATTTACACCGGAGAGGTGGCTGAGTGGTCGAAAGCGGCACCCTGCTAAGGTGTTATACGGGTAACTGTATCGAGGGTTCGAATCCCTCCCTCTCCGCCAG